GGGATCTCAGTTGTGCGCAGAGGTTGTGCCTGACGCAGGGCAAAATGTGGGAGCGAGCTTGCTCGCGATGGCGGTGGATCAGGCGATGGTGATGTTGAATGTGCCGCCGCATTCGCGAGCAAGCTCGCTCCCACAGGGGATCTCGGTTGTGTGCAGAGGTTGTGCCTGGCGCAGGGCAAAATGTGGGAGCAAGCTCGCTCGCGATGGCGGTGGATCAGGCAATGGTGATGGTGAATGTGACGCCGCTATCGCGAGCAAGCCCGCTCCCACAGGGGGGCTGCCTCAGGCCCTGGCGTCCAGGCAGGTGGCTTCGATTGTGCAGCGATAGCTTTTTTCCCGGTCGCCGCTGGCTGTGACCTTGTCGATCGACCAGCGACCGCGCATGAAGTCCGGCCACGTGGGGTCCAACAGCACAATTCCTTCAGCAGACAATCCCGGATGGCCAGGGCAGTCGATCTTCACTTTGAGTGCTTCACGCATCATTCGTCGGACCTCGCCCTCTCCCGCCGCCCGAGCATCGTCTGCATTCTGGTAGCGCTGGCGCATCGTCTTGTAAGGCGCGATGCCGCTGTTCACTTCACGCACCTTGCCAGCCTCAGCGTCCCACCAACTGGTCGTGCAGCCCGGGTATTTCGCTCGGGCAGTTTCATCCAGGACGGCGGAGATAAAGGCGCTGTCGCCTGGACGATTGTTGGTCGTCACCGACAGCTTTATGTTCGGCAGGACTTTGCCAGACAACGATTTCGCCTGCCCCTTGCGCGCCAACACATACAACTCGTTGATCGGTTTGGCGACGGCGTCATGGATCCTGGCCAGCCGGGTCAGGAAGCCCATATCGGTTTCGTTGGACTGATCGATGTGCGCAATTTTCACCAGCGCCAGCTCCGGGGCGACACGCGGTGAAAACCCGTGCCTGGATGCCAACTCGCGAAACAGCGCGCCCAAGGTCGTCGGACCATGGCTGACCGAGCGGCGTTGTTTGAATCCGGTCTGATCCGCCGCACTGAATGGCGCCGCCATGGCGACCAGCGTCAGGCGCAGGGGAAATAGCGTCGGCGTGAGTCGAGTCACCACAAACTGGCCTTTATCCACCAACCCCGATTCCAGATAGCCGACGCGCAGGCCGATTTTTCCTCCAAGACTCGGTAAGCCTTCAAGCCCTTCCAGGGTGATCGTGAGCGTCAGTTGATCGGACTCGGTGCCCGCCGCATCGACGTGTACCCATGAGAGCAGTCGTTCGTTGAGCAGCGTCTTATTCGCGCCGTAAATTTCTATCGCAGGCGTAAAACCCAATGACATGCTGCCTCCTTAATCCCAGGCCGAAACCGGTATGGCGGCCACGGGTTTGGCGTCCAGTTCAGGCAGGACAACCCACACACCCGCCGGCAACACCGGAGCATATTCAGCCAGCCCCGGGTTGAGGCGCCAAAGCGATTCCTCGGCGGCGTCGTCACAACGCTCAAGCTCGCGATAGAGCAACAGATTGACCGAATCGCCGGCCACACTTCGAACCCTACGCATTGGCGAACTCCGTCAAATCGATCACCCAATCCACCACCATCGCCGTGCCGTCATCAATGATGGATGTCTGGGTTTCCGTAACTGTTTGGATTTGCCACAACCCCCAGTTGCGACCAATGCCGTCAACCAGCGGCAGCGGGATGCGCAACGCCTGCAATGCACGCAGCTCATCAAGCCGATCCATGGCCGTCGCGTACATCGACCTGCCGGTTATCTTCAGTGTTTGCAGGCCTTGGCCCACCTGACTGGACTTCGGTTTACTGGTGAGGATGTCGATGCTTTTCCAGCCGCCGTCCGAGGTACGCAGCAGGCTGAGGTAAGCAAAGTTTCTGGACAGGCCGAAAATAAAACTGCCTAACGCCATTTGCTGACGCATCACGTCGCTCCGTCGGTCAGGGCCGCGTCACTGCGCATGGCGAGTGAGTTGGACTGGGTCATGAATCCGAATTGGCTGGAAAGCTGTTGCACCACTTGGTCTGCCAACTGAGAGGCACTGGCGTAATCCTGGCCGTTGATATAGATATTCGCGGTCATCGTGTTTTGCTGATTGGTCGTCTGAAGGCTGCTCAGGTCGTTGCTGACCTGATCCGGCGATGAGAGACGGTCTGCCGGTGCGCTGAGTTTTTCACCCAGCCATGCCCCCGTTTCCTGACCGACCCAACTGCCTGCCAGTCCGCCGACCGCCGCGCCGGCTACTCCGCCAATGGCAGCACCGAACGGACCACCAAACAAGGTCCCGGCCGTGGCGCCCAGTGTCGCCCCCGTTTCAGCACCGGCCCACGCGCCACCAACGGTGCCCAGGCCTGTGCCGACCATACGGGCGTCACCGTTCATCGAACCTTCCACCACCATAGGGGCAACACTTAACGCGGTCGCCGCCGGTATCAAGCGCTTAAAGGGGGCTAATGAAGTGCTCGCGCCGCGCAGTGCACCCGCCTCTGCTTCGGCACTGGCCGCGCCGGCCCCTGCACCTAACACCCGCTTGGAGGCCTGGCTGCTCAGCTCATCCGCTATGGATTTGAACAGTGCACTCATCAGCGGTTTGATGGCTGCTGCGCCAATGACCACGGCAGCGGTGGTTTTTGGATGGGCTTCAGCCAAATCGCTGAGCCCATCCGTCATCGAACCGGCAAACTCCAGCGCACGGCCTGTGATGGGAGCCAGTGCATTACCCGCGGCCACCGACAAACGATCAGTCCGTGCATTGAAGATATTCCACTGACCCTGTTGGGTCTTGGACTGCGCCAGTGCGTCTTGCCTCACCGAGCCGTTGTCGCCCAACTGCGACGTGGCGTACTGGCGGTTGTCGGACACCTGCCAGAACGCCTGGTTGACGTCCGGCAGATTGCGCGACATCCGCAACGCCGCTTCGTTGCCGTTGGCAAACAGGGTGGTGGCCAATGCCGAGCGCTTCTTGGCAGGTTGTGCATTCAATGCCGCCAGCACCGACATGACCGCGCCGGGCGCCTTGTCCTCTTGGCGTAAAAGCCCCGCCACTGCCACGGGATCGAGTTTCAACTGTTGCCAGGCGGCTCGCTCGGCTACAGAGACCTGATCACCCTTGGCCATGGAGGTGGTGATGTTATTCAGCGCGGCGCCGGCATCCGATTTTTGCGTGCCGGTGGTCAGCAATGCAGCCGTCAGCGCTGCGGCTTGCGCGGGGGACAGGCCCGCCGTTGTGGCGGCTGCGCCATCACGCTGCAAGACGCCACCAATATCTGCCGCGCTTGCACCACCGGTTATCTTGCCCAGATGGTTGGTCGCATCCGCCAGATCAAAGGCCTGGGCGCCGCTGAGCTTCATTGAGGTGCGCCAGGCGACCATCATCTCGGCGACGTCGGACGCTGGCATTTTCAACGCCGATGCGGTGACGCCAGCGTCACTGGCCATGCGCAGCAACTCTAGCTGTCGGTCCGAAGCATTGGGCAGATCGCTGGCGATGCCGGCCTTGGCCGCCAGGCTTTCAATCTTCAGCAGGTCAACCGCTGTCGTCCCCCCGGCCGCCACCAGCGGAGCGCTAGCGATATGCTGGGTTTTTTGAACCATCTCAGCGCTTTGAGGCGGGGTCAATTGGGCGGTCTGCTTCAGATCGGCCATGGCCGAGTCCATCTCGATGGCAGGTTTGAGCAGGTCCGGCGGTTCAATCCCGCTACCGGACTTGCCCGCACTTTTCTGCTCGCTGGCCGGCTCACTCTTGGCACCGGCGCCCATCGATTGGAACAACGAACGTTGCGACGAAAGCGTCAAGGTCAACGCCTCAATCGCCGTCGTCAGCAGACTGAGTTTGAACCCGACGTTATCCAGCGCCCTGGCGAGGCCAGGCATTTGATCCCTGGCGGACGCGCCCGTCGCTTGGGGTGATACAACGCTCGTGGCGGCGGTGGCCAGGCTGGTATTGCCGAACGGCAATCCGTCGCCATCGAGTGCTGCGTATGTGAGCGAATATCTATCGTCCGCCATCCCGCTCTACTCCTGTTTCACGCCAAGGCGAGTGATCGCGATGTCGTAGCGGCGCAAGGCCTTGCCGGCGTCCCATTCCAGAATTTCCGCTTCACTTACCGGGTAAATGAGCGGCACGACATCGAGGATTACTTCGATGTCGCGCTCCGAAAGAAGGCCGCCGGTTTGTTTAAAAAATCGTCGATGCGTACCTGAAGCTGTGTCCAGTCGGGCACGGTCAGCAGGTCCAGATCAGGCAGCATCAGCCCGGTGCAATGGGCGGTGATGAACTCGGCGCGTTCCTTGGCGGTTTTCAGTTTCTTCATCGCTTTGGTGGCGCGCAGCACCGGCATTTCCAGGGTCAGCGAGGTTGTGCTGCGGCCCGCGATGTTGAGCGGTTGCAGCAGTTGCACCTGGTCGGGGTCGTCCAGAGCTTTGTCAGCGTCAGTGTCCTGAGCCAGAAAGTACGACGCCGGTCGGGTCGACATGTCGTGCACGTATTGAGCGATGCTCACGTAGTCCGGACGCTTGAGCTGATCCAGCTCTTTGACCGACAGGCCGGTGGCCAGTTTGGCCAGCTCGAAGAACTGATCGTCTTCATCGTCGCCGGCGCGAGTCAGGGCTTCTTTCTGTGCGGCGTAGAACAGTGGCTTGAGTTGGAGTTGTTCGATCTGCGATTGGTCGTCGCCGGTAATCGGCGACAGCAAAACGTGAACAGGAGGCGTCCAGGACATGAAATGAATTCCTTGGTGGATCGGGGTGGGAAGGTGTTGCGCGATGCCGATGAACGAATGCAAATTTCCGGGCTGACAAGCCCCTTGTGGGAGCGAGCTTGCTCGCGATGGCGGCGGGTCAGTCAACATCAATGCTGGATTTGCCGGCCTCTTCGCGAGCAAGCCCGCTCCTACAGGGGTTGCGTCGGACTTGCGGGTCTTGCGGCGTTACACAATCAACACAGCACGACGGGCATCACCGAGGATGTCGACGCCGTTGAGAATGAACTTCTGGGTGCGCGCATCGATATCGATCACCGGGATACCGTTTTCGATGCGGTTGTAGGTACGGCAGTTAAGTTCAAGCGCGATGGTGGATTTATCTGTCATGTTGACTGTCGATTCAGTCATGGACTTCAGCTTGCCGCCAACGGTGTGGTAGATGAACCAGATATTGCCATCCTGATCCTGACCGGCTTCGCGCACGCTCAGCAGAATGTCGTCACCCAGTTTCACCCCAAGCGCCAACATGACTTCCGGGCCTGCGCCTTGCAGCGTCAACGTGGCGCTCAGCGCAGCGGCGCTTTTGACCATGCTCTCAGGGATAAAGCGTCCGCCCGTCAGCGTCTCCATGACGAAATCAATCTTCGGCGGAATGAAACTCTCCACAGTCGCCGACAACGGCAAGCCCTGCAGGGTGGCCGCGATGGCCTGTCTTACGCGGTTGGTAAACATTAGAGAACATCCTCCAGGAACTGCTCGATGATTTCATCGCGGGCGTTGAGTTGGTAAACCATGTGTTCGTTCGGCGCGTAGCGGCCGTAGTCGATGACGATGAACCAGGTGCCGTTTTTGTACTTCTCGACACTGTTCAATTCCGGGTGCAGGTACACGCTGCCGCCGGGGATGGTTTCGTCGGCGACCAGGGTTTGCAGCCAGTCGTTGATGCGTTTGACTTCCTGGTCCATGAACGACTTGGTCAGGTTCTTGGCCATGGCTTTCTGGCCGGCTTTCACCAGTTTGCGGCTGATGGCGTCTTCGAGGCCGACGTAGCTAATGAACTTGCCGGTGATCGAGCGGTTACCCAGCAGCGAGAAGCCGCCGAGGATGGTCCGGGCGTAGTAGCTGATGCCGTAGCGGTTCAGCAGATCGCCTTCGGTGGAGGTGTCGAGGATGTTGTATTCCACAACCCGCGACACATCTTCGGCGTAGGTCACCTGGTTGCCCGGGCTCTCCCACTGCTTGACCTTGGCCAGTGCGGCAATCGCCAGGCTGGAAGGTGCGAGGAACACGTTTTTCTTCGCGGCTTTGGAGTACACCGCCGGCATGTTGTGCACCAGCAGGCAACGGTCGAAACCGAGGTCATCGCCGCCCAGGTCCTTGCTGTAAGTCACTTGATCAGCGACCGAGGCGTCCTTGCCATCGAGCACGACGCGGGCCTTGATGCGCTTGCCGAACGAGGCGAACTCGCTGGCCACCGCTTTGGTGCCGGTGAAGCCTGGGGCACCGATGATGGTCAGGTCTTCCGGGACACCGCTCAACGCGGCCAGGCCCAGTTTGCGACCGGTCAATGGCTCGACGCCGCCGATCACATTGTTGATGGTGTCTGCCGGGGCCGTGCCCTCTTCGACGATCACCACGTAGACCGGCACCTTCACCACTTTGAGGATCTGGTACACCGCGTGATACAGCGTGCCGGACTCCGCGCCAGTCGGATCGAGCAGCCCCTGAGTGGTGAAGCTGTTGATGCGGAACGGCGAATTGCGAGGGATCAGCAGATCGGCTTTCGGTGCCGTGCCGACCAGGCCAATGACGTTATCGCCCAGGCCACCCATGGCCTCGGGGGATTCAGTGGCATTGACGGTGATGCCGTTGTGCTCGAAGTTCAAAACCTCAGCCATGTTATTCAGCCTTCTTGGCAACGGCCTGTTCGGCCGGGGTGGATGTTTTCAGTGCCAGGCGACCGGCGCTGAGCAGTGCGTTGGCTTCAACGTCGAGCAGGTCGAGTTCCTGGCCGGCGGTGGACCAGTGACCACGCCCGACGGGGAATGGGACGAGCACGGTGTAGGTTTGGCGGATAGACATTTTGCGAAGTTCTCCAGGCACAAAAATGCAAAGCCCTGTCGAAGGGGCTTTGTGCGAGCGAAAAAAAACCGCTTTCGCGGTGGGGATTACTTAACGAAGGTGGGTAGTTCAGGCCACACCAGTTCAGAAGGATGTTCTGCCATTTCAGGAATATCTCGTAGCGCCTTTCGGTAAGCGGTGACCTGAGCGAGCTGGGCTGCGGTGGCCGGATAATCCGGCAGTTGGGTAAAATCGGTCGCTCGTAGCAGTTGATCGCGACGGGTGCGAACCGCAGCCCATTCGATTTCAGGCATAGGCGCTGCCAATGGAAAATCTTTGCTGCTATTTACAGGTGTATCAATCATGTCAGTTCCTTAACTAAATACGACGGTTTCAGACAGCGACAGTTTTGTTTTCAGATCACCCAGGTTGAATAAACGACCATTACCCACGCGCATAGTGTCGATACGTATCGTGGTGAAATAAATATTGGGGACAAGAATGCGCATCACAATGTTACCGGCCGTATCAACATAACAAGCGGGTGTCATGTTGCCGAACGTAGAAACGTTTTGCAGTGTGCGAGTGGGCTGATAGCAATAGCCGACCAGTGTTTCTTCGATAATCTTCGCTGTACCGTAACTGTAGCCCTTGATATTGAACCAGAACATTTCCGAGTTAACGTTAATGTTCAGGGGTGTCTTGAAATGCATATAGACATTCGTACTGACACCCAAGTCGGTCGACACGAAGTCGCCTTGCCCCCCAACACCTTGTAAGCCTCCGGTGCCGGAAACAAATCCTTGCAGCAGATTACGGCGGATAGTACCGAGGGCCGCCGGATCACCTTCGACGTCCTTGAGATTGCGCCACTCATTGAACTGGCTCAATGCCGTGGCCATGGTGCTGTTGATGGTGCCAATTTTGCCATTGACCACTGCGGTCAGGTTATTGGCCGCCGTCACCAACGATGCGACAGTCGTTTCTAAACTCACGATTCAGATTCCTATGCAATTAATCAGTTTGGCGCTGTGTTCAGGCAAGAACACGCACCCGGTAAAAAAGCGCTTAGTGATTATTTGGTTTGTAGCGAAATCACCCGCAACAACAACTCTACGTGGCGCGCCATGTTGTCGATATCGGCACAGGCCAGCGCGGTGAATTCCTCGCTCAATAAAATATTGAGATTTTCCGACCCTACAACGACCGTGACGCTATTGGCCGGCAGTGGCGAAATATCCAATGTAAACTTTTGCAGCACACGTGCCGCAGCCGCCTTATACGTCAGCAACTTTCCAGCAACGGAATAAACCGCCAGCAAAGTGCCGCTGGCGAGATAGAAACCAAACTCACCGATTTCGTATTCATCCGGGCCATCGAACAACGCCGCCATCCGCAGTTGTCCACTACCCAAATCGTCATAATCGACAATCGCCACCCGCTGACGCTCATCACGAAGGGCCTTTTCCGAGCCATTCGGGTCGTAGCGGCCGGTCCCGGCACCAATGTGAGTAATCTCACCTTTCAAGCCTTGGTTCTTTGCCTGCAACACTTCATCCAGACCAGCGGAAGTGAAGCGAACCAAGCGCGTAATCTCATCTGTCATAGCTGCGCCCTTAAGTCGTAATCATTAATGGTGTAGCGCTGGGACACCCCAGCACCGGTAAGCCCAGCCCTCAACAACACGTCGGGGAGTGCCCCGCCAAGCATCAGCTCGCCATCGGATAGAGGCGTGTCTGCGGCACCACTCACCGCCATCGAACTTCTTAGCTTTACGGTGGGCAGTGCGCCCGGCCGACTGTTCTCGTCGATGCTCAAGCCAGGATCGGCAACGGCAGCCGACCGTAGGCCCGCGTTGGTTTGGTGAACGATGGTGATAGTGGCTTCATCACGCTCGCTCTGAGCCGCGTTGATGCGATGGATCAAGCGATTGTGGTCACCGCTCGACCACTTGGCGCCGATGACTGCTTGCACGTCGAAGGTGTAGGGATTTCCAAGTGGCCGTTGCTGGAACCAGGCTGAGATATTCGGTGTGAAACCCAACGACTCCACCGCATGACTCAGTGCTTTTTCGGTCCCGGCCTGGCGCTGGATCTGCCAGGAGAGCGAGGCGGTCAGGCGTTTTTCGGACTCGCTGGCATTAGCATCCCACTCGCTGACCCCACGATCCGACGCGAGGTAAGGGAGAAATGCAGAGGGTGTTTCGGCGGGGTTCATCAACTCCGGAAACGGCGGGGTAATGCGCTCAAGCAATTTGCCGAAACCGAGATCCAGCGCCCGCTCCAGTGGCGAACTGTTGGCCGGCAACAGGCTCGGGCGAGGAATGTCTTCACTCATAACGTGTCCACCTCGACCTCGACGCCCGTGCAATACGGAGCCTGGAACGCCGTCGTTACAATCGGCGCCAACGGTTCAAGGATTTGCAGTTGAACCGCGCCGGCGCTGTGCAGCGTGTAGTCGATCCAGCTCGGGTCGACCCGCCCTTCCAGGCGATGACAGGCGTCGGCATACGCCTGCAATTGCTGTTGCGCGGCGACCTTGGTCAGCCCCGAATCGGGACCGGCATTGATCTTCGCCACCACACGGATTTTGTAGTTCTTGATTTGCGCCCCCTGCACGGTGACCAGGTCGGTTTCGGGGCGTACATCAGGCCGGGCGAAATGCTGCCGAACGCCATCGAGCAGGTCTGCGGACGGTGTGCCATCGCCGTCGCGGGCCAGCACGGTCACCATGACTTCGCCAGGGGCGGTGCGCCGTCCGTTACCGTCCTTGACCTGGGCCGCAAAACCGTCCGGGTCGAAGGTGTAAGTGACCGTCACCACGCCCGCAGCCGCCGCTTCCACTTTCACCGCCGGCCGTTCGCCGAGGGTGAACACTTCACGGCGATACTGCATCCGCGAACCGGCCGCCGGAGCATGGGGCGCCAGGTAATAACGCAACCGGGCATCGTCATCGCTTTCATAAACCGGCGGGATCGGCGGGAATGCCGCGGGGTCGCCGGGGTCCAGCAATTGGCGCTCCAGGCCCATGTCCGCCAGGCGAGCGTCAAGGTTACTGCCCGTCGCCCACCACGCCAGCATCTGCTTGATGCGAGCGTTGTATTTGCGTTCGTGGGTTTGCAGCCGCACACAAAAAGCTTCGAGGGCCAGGGTCAGCAATTCGCTTTCATTTTCCAGGCTGACGCTCAGTTTTGCCGCGCTCTCGGGAGAACGGGCGCCGACGTACTCAACGACGAAGGTCTTGAACTCGGCGAGCAAGTCTTCAAAGGCCTCGACAGTGACAATCGACGGTTCGGCCAGTTGGTTCTGGCCAGGGATCAACATACTCATGCCACCACCTCAAAGGTCTGTTGGCGGTTTTTCCAGGTGCCGGCGAAACGCAACAACAACCCGGCGCCGAGTCGGCTGGCCACAATGACCTGCGGGTCGAAGTCGTCGATGCCGTTGTGCGTGTTGTAGAAGGCTTGGGCGGCGTGGCTCTGCGCAAGAAGCAGCAAGTCGTCACCGAGGTTTTGCCCCAGCAACTCAGTGACTCGGCAGCCATACAAGGGACGTTTTTGACGGGTGCCCAAAGGCGTGGTCAGTGCTCGGGTCGCGCGCTGCACAAACTGCAGCCAGTCGTCGACGGTTGCTCCGGTGTCTCGATTGATTCCGATCATGGGGGACTCTTTATGCGGTACTGATGACGCGCCCCTGGTGATCCACCACCGGGCCGCTCAGGTGCACACCGGATGCGTTGAGCAGCACGCCAACGGCGCCCAGTTGCAAGGTGATTGCGTCGGGGGTCATGGCCAGTCGGGCCGGGCCGATGTTCAGCTCAAGGGATTCGCGAGAGCCGGTGAACGCCGCCGGACCGTTCTGCCAGTGCAAGATGTGGCTGGCGTCGTCGTAGCTGCTTTGCGTGCCGTCCTGATAGAGGCGACGGGTCAGCGAAGCCTGGGTCGAGACCGGCGGAAATTGCCCGCCGTTGAGGCCGAACAACGCGACCGACTGCCCGCCGCCATCACCACCGCCATGGTTCAACAGCAAGCATTGCTCGCCCACGGAAGGAATCCGCGACTCGCTCTGCGCACCGGCACTGGGGTTGAAAAACCGGATCGCCGGGGTGAGCAATTCACCATGGCTGACCTTGCAGGTATTGCTGGCCGCATCGACTTCCTGGCACACGCCGATCCGACAAAAACTGTCGGCGCGCCGATACAGGTCTTCGAGCTCGGTTTCCATCTGCGCCAGCCGTTCGATGATCGGGCCCAGTTGCATACGTAGCAGCGCATCAAACATGGGCTAGCCCTCGAGTGCGGTGTATTGATCCGGGTCGTCGATGTTCGACACCTCCCAGGTACGGGCGAATTTCGGGATGCCCAGCGGGTCGTCGAGCAGCAACGGGCCGAGGTACAAGGTCTGGGTGAATGAAACGGTCCAGGCGTTGTATGGCCGGGCATCACGGATAAACGTCGAGGCGACGCCGTCGATGTTCAGCGGCAGATCGCACTGATCACCGGGCAGTTTCCAGCCGTTGTCGGTGACCAGGTTTTTCAACTCGCTGGCCAGGTCGCAAGCGGCCAATCCTGCGTTGGGCAACACGGCTTGCAGCGACACGCTCAGGACATGAGCGATACGTCCGTTATTGGCGCGCTCGCCGGGTGCATCGTGTTCGATCGAGATCAGGATCCAGGTCGAATCGCCGGTGCTGTCGACGTCTTGAGGACTGCCGACCTTCACGTCGGGAAAGGCGATGCGCAACGCCTCGGCGATGGCCGAAACAAGCTGCGAAGGTTTGTCGATAACAGCGGGCATTGATGGCCTCCTGTTCAACGGCAACGCGAAGGTCAGCGCCGTTGTTTATTGTTGATCCGGACGCGGTGGGACGTCACAGACGCCAATCCGCTTTGCCGCCCAGCGTTCATAAAGCCCGATGGCCACGTCTGCCCCGGCCATTGCCGTCAGGCAGCCAAATGCGCACGCGGTCCAGATCGACACGCCAGCGGCGTAGAGCAGCATGATTGCGGAGACCCCGCAGATCACGCAGGCCCCGGAACGCAACGCCAGGCGCCGCAACAGCGCCCAGCCTCGGGCGCCCTCCTTGTCAGCGCGCCACATTTCGCCGGACACCCCGCCCACCAGGGCGAGGACGATGACAAGCCAGATAGGCATGTCCAGCAACGCTTGTTGCTCGTTTGTCATGTCACGCCTCCTGGGGTGATTGATGAGTAATGTGTGTATTTCAAACGTTGTCTCTTGAGGTGCCTGACGGGAGGTAGGCATTCCAAAAAGCCCGGTTTTTCAGACCGGGCCTTTGAGTAATGCGGTCCTGCTTGCGTGTCCGACGCCTTGCTTACGGACGTGCAGGCCAGACGATGGTCAGCGGATAGCCAGGCTGTTTATTAACCTCACTGAACGCCACGCAGTACTGCTTGTAAGCCTGCAGATACGCTTGATCAGCCGCCGTTGCGATGCCCAGATCGATCTTGGCGAGCAGTGCGGTGGCGGCAACACTGTTAGTGACTTTTTCAAGCCGTGCAGCCCGCTCACGACGCAGTTGGTTACCCAGTTCGGACTGCCAGTAAGGGGAACCGTCGAAACTCCAGACGCCGTTGGTGTTGATCGCCTTGTAGGAATAATCAATCGTGGTATCGCCGACGACCTCGACCCAGAACTGGCCAGCCGGAAACTCTTCGGTGATGGGGTTGTTGGTTTCATAAATGTTGTCGACTAGGCCATCAACAATGCGTGCGTACTTTTTCATCTGCATATCCTTATAGGTTTCCGCCAAAACGGCATGACGTGATCTGCCTGCACCAGGTAGGCATTCCAAAAAGCCCGGTTTTCAGGCCGGGCTTTTCAGTAATGCGGTCCTTCGCCTTCCTTTGATCCTGTGTGCAAAAAAGGAAGCTGACTTTTCGGCGCTACTGGCGCGGTACGAGTCCATTCAAATTGTTTTTCCGACCGCGGTCCCTGCCCGCCGGATAACTGCTTCTGGTGCTTTACGCTGCACACCCGGGTCAGTTGCCAACCCTCTGAACCGTT